TAATGATGAATAACATCACTAAGTTTTTCTTTCATATTCTCCATTGGCATTTCCTCCATTAGAGATAACGGACTATAATAATAACATTGTTTTATGATATATGTCAAGCTAGTTGACTAAAAATATACTTATGGTTAACTGATAATGTTATAGTTTATTTACCATATAATAAGCAAAAACACTTCCCTTCTAGAATTTTTTTTGGTAGAATTGTCTTCTTACTAATTTAAAATACAATCGCAAAACGAGGAAAAGGTGTTTAATGTCATATTTAGATTCATTTAAATTGTCTTCAGATTATTTTGAAGAAAAACCTATGCAACTTGTAGAAGAAAATCCTTTTTCTTATATTATAAAAAACCCATACGAAAATTTTATTGCTATATCTAGATATGCAAGATGGATTCCAGAAGAAAACAGAAGGGAAACATGGAAAGAATCTGTAGATAGATATTTTAAATTTATATTAAATCACCTTAAAGAAAAATTTGATTACACGCCAGATCCAATTGTTTTATCTAATCTTAAAGATGCAGTGTATTCAAGAAATGTAATGCCATCGATGAGAGCTGTTATGACTGCGGGGGTAGCATTAGAAAGAGACAACGCAGCTGGATACAACTGCTCTTATCTTCCAGTAGATAGTCTTAGATCTTTTGATGAAACAATGTATATATTAATGTGTGGCGCAGGGGTAGGATTTTCTGTTGAATACAAATACATAAATCAACTTCCAGAAGTTCCTTTGATTTTAGAAAAAACAAATGATGTTATAGTTGTTGAAGATTCAAAAACAGGTTGGGCAAATGCGTACAGAAAACTTATTGAATTTTTATGGAATGGCAAAATTCCATCTGTAGATGTTACTAATTTAAGACCTGCTGGCGCTAGATTAAAAACCATGGGGGGAAGATCTTCTGGCCCCCAACCTTTAATTAATCTTTTTGATTTTACTATTAAAACTTTAAAAAATGCAATTGGGAGACAGTTAAAACCAATTGAATGCCATGACATAATGTGCAAAATAGGAGAGGTTGTTGTTGTCGGAGGAGTTAGAAGATCAGCAATGATTTCGTTATCTAATATTAATGATATTGAAATGGCTCACGCAAAATCTGGAAACTGGTGGGAAACTAACTCTCAAAGAGCACTTTCAAATAACTCTGTTGCTTATTCTAGAAAACCACCAATGGAACAATTTATTACAGAATGGAAAAATCTTTATGATTCAAAATCTGGAGAACGTGGAATTTATAATGTCTCTGCTGCACAAAAACAGGCAGCCTTATATGGAAGAGACCCAAACATACATTACGGGACTAACCCTTGCTCTGAAATTATTTTAAGACCGTATCAATTTTGTAACCTGTCCGAGGTCGTAATACGTGAAAACGACAATGAGGAATCAGTATCAAGAAAGGTTCAGCTAGCTGCAATATTAGGAACATGGCAATCTACATTAACAGACTTTCAATATTTAAGAGATATCTGGAAGCAGAACACAGAAGAAGAAAGATTGTTGGGAGTATCATTAACTGGACAATTTGGAAATTCAATATTTTCTGGAAAAGCTAGAGGAGAAAAAGAATTTAATTGTGGTAAAGGTTGTTCAGTCCTGTGTTGCGATGCTGATCACATAAAAAAAGATAATTATACAAAACTTGAACATTTACTGCAAAGGCTTAGATCTCGTGCACGAGAAGCAAACGCTGTAGAGGCACAACATATAGGAATTAATTCTTCAGCAGCGGTAACGTGTGTCAAGCCTTCTGGAACAGTCTCTCAATTAACTGGAGTTTCTTCTGGAATGCATCCTTGGCACTCTGAATATTATATTCGAACGGTTCGTGGTGACAAAAAAGATCCCTTGTCTAATTTTTTAAAAGATATTGGCATTCCATGTGAAGATGATTTTATGAACCCAAACAATACCTATGTTTTTTCTTTTCCAGTTAAATCTCCAGAAAAAGCAACATTTAGAAAAGATTTAACGGCAATAGATCATTTAAATTTATGGCTTCTTTATCAACGTGCTTGGTGTGAACATAAACCTTCTATTACAGTTTCGGTTCACGAAGATGAATGGATGGCTGTCGGATCTTGGGTGTGGGAACATTTTGATGAAGTTTCTGGAATATCATTTTTACCATATTCAGATCATTCTTATAAGCAAGCACCATATCAAGAAATAACAGAAACAGAATATTTTGAACTTGTTGCTAAAATGCCATCTTCAATTCGGTGGGAAGATTTATCTTTTTACGAGACAGAGGACGGAACAAGCGGCACACAAACCCTAGCCTGTACCTCAGATGGCAATTGTGAGATTGTAGATATTTTGGCTTAGTGGTACAATTAATGTTGGGTTAACACCCAAAATTCCTGGGCACAAAGCCCAGAAATAGGAGGTCTTTAATGAAACAAGATCTTAATAATGATGGAAAGGTAACAATGCAAGAAAAAATTCTAGCAGCGTTGGCAAGCTATGGTCGTCACTTTTTAGGTGCGGCAATTGCTTTATATATGACTGGCAATACTGACCCAGGAGATTTAATTAAGGGTGGTATAGCAGCATGCTTACCAGTTATTCTAAAGGCATTAAATCCAAATGAAAATTCTTTTGGATTTACCAAAAAGGCGTAATTTAGTAGTCGATTAGGATTGCTCCTATGCTAAAATTAAGCATAGGAGTTTTCCTATTTTAGGAGGCCTTAGCATATGGCAGGACAAAAAAATTGGGAAGTTGATCAAAATACTACTTTTACTTTTAAAGTAGAATATGAAGATTCAAACGCAAATCCCATTAATTTAACAGGAGCTTTTGCAAAGCTTCAGGTTAGAGATACAAAGGGTGGTAGCAAGTTAGCCTTCTCTTTAAATTCACCAGACGGTGGCATTACTATTGATCCTTTGTTAGGAACAATAACTTGTAAAATGACACCAACTCAAACTAATAAATTGTTTTATCCAAAGTCCGCTTATGACCTTATGTTAACCGATTCTAATTTAAATAAAACAAAACTCCTTGAAGGGTTTTTGACTCTAAATAGATCGGTTACTATATGACAAATAATGTTAAAGTAATAGAAAATGTAAACAAAGTTATCGTCAGCTCCCCAGGAGTTCAAGGATTAGCTGGTAGAACTATTCTTAACGGGAATGGAGCTCCATCAAATAATCTAGGAACTGAAGGGGATTTCTATTATAATAAATTAACAAGTGAGTTCTATGGCCCGAAACCTTCTCAAACATCTTGGACTGGCGCAGCAGTAATTAAATTGGCTCAAAAGGTATCTTTTGAATTTTCCTGGGAAATGGCTCAAGTTTTAGGGCCATCAAATGGATTATATTCAATACAAATAGCGCACAATCTTGGGTTTAGCCCAAATGTGACTGTTAAATCTAGCGCTGGAGATGTTTTAGAAACTGGAATCGACTATAATAGTCTTAACACTTTAACACTGACTATGGCACAGCCATTTTCAGGGACAGCATACCTGTCTTAAGGGAGCATAGAATATGGCAAGAAAATTTTTAGTAAGCATTGATTTAAACAAGAACGAATTACTCAATGCTCGAATTCAAAACTTAGGTTCTGCACCAAGCAGTCCAGTATCTGGTCAAGTTTACTACAACACCAGCGATAATGTACTTTACTTTTACAATGGAGCGGAATGGATTCCTACTTCTGGTTCTACAGAAGTTATTCAAGATGTAATCGGTTCCTCTGTATCAGGTGGTGTAGGTTTAACTGCTACATATAACAATGCTTCTGGTACAACAACTATAGATTTAGATAACACATCAGTTACAGCTGGTTCTTACGGGTCATCCACAGAAATTCCAACCTTTACGGTTGATGCACAGGGTAGATTAACTGCAGCAGGCAGCTCAACAATATCTACAGATTTAAATATATCTTCTGACTCTGGGTCAGATACAATTTCTCTACTTACAGAAACATTAACTGTTACTGGCGGAGAAGGAATTGATACATCGGTTTCTGGAAATACAGTAACAATATCAGCAGAGGATGCAACTTCTTCCAATAAGGGTGTTGCAAGTTTTGATTCAACAGATTTTTCTGTTACAAATGGTCATGTTAGTTTAGCAAAAGATCCAGTAATTACATTATCAGGAGATGTAGCTGGTTCTGCTACAATGACAAATCTTGGCGATGTAACAATTACCACTACAGTTCAGCCTAATTCAGTAGCCCTTGGAACCGATACTACAGGTAACTATGTAGCAACAATTACAGGAACTGCAAATGAGGTTACAGTATCTGGTTCTGGATCTGAGTCAGCAGCAGTAACAATTGGTTTGCCAGATGATGTTACAGTTACTGGTAATTTAACAATTGGTGGAAACCTTGATGTTCAAGGAACAATTAACTCAATTAGCACAACTGAAGTTAATATTGTTGACAATAAAGTTGTACTTAATACAAATGTAACTGGCGCCCCTTCAGCAAATGCTGGGTTAAAAGTAAACAGAGGAACTTCTTCTGACGTAGAGCTACTCTGGAACGAAACAGACGATCAGTGGACTTTAACAAATGATGGTACAAATTACCACGAAATAACTAGAAAATACAAGGCTACACTTAGCACATCAGCCACAACTTATACAGTAACTCACAACTTGGGTACGAAAGATGTTGTCGTGCAAATTTACGAAGTTGCTTCTCCATATGCACAAATAGAAGCAGATGTTGAGCATACATCAACATCAGCAGTAACTATTAAATTTGCTGTAGCACCTTCAGCTGGAGAGTATAGAGTAGTAGTAATCGGATAGGAGTTTAATAGTGGCCCGCAAATTTAAATCATTATTGAACTTACTAACACTAGATGAAGATCCTTTATCTGGCAGTGCAGGTGATGTTTACTTTAATGTAATAAGCAAAAACATTAAAATATATAATGGTTTAGTTTGGGTTGATTTAACTCCTGGATCTACAGATCCCGCCCCATTCTATATACACACTCACACTTACGATGGAAATGTACACACAGTTAACTTACAAGAAACAATTAACTTTACAGAAGATATTAATAACGAGGCGTCGGTCAATGAAGAAATTCCTGCTATAATAGGACTTGATGGAGGCTCTCCAAATTCAACATATAGTGATCCAAATTTTACAGATTTGACACTTTTAGACGGAGGCGAAATTGGCAACTAATTTCCCAACAACTTTAGATGATTTATCTAATCCACAAAGCACAGATAGCCTAGCAGGCCATGCAGCATTACATGGAAACGTAAATGATGCACTAGAGGCTTTACAGGCTAAGGTTGGTGTAAATGGATCTAACGTAGCTACATCTCTAGATTACAAAATTTCAACATTGGAATCTCAGTTGGCTGACCTAGATAATCAATCAGATTCAACTCTAGTGCTGCTTGGCCTTGACGGCAATAATGATTTAACTATAACTGGTATAGAAAACAAGACAACCGTGGATACTTTGTCTGCCAGTACATACAGAACAATTAAATACAGTCTACAAATAACAAGGGATAACGAATATGTATCATCTGACTACTTGTTATTAAATGATGGAACCGATATAAATGTATCAGAATCCAACATAATATCAAATACTTCAAATTCTTTAGCAAATATCACATTTGAAGTAAATTCAGGTATAATTGGTTTATGCGTGACCCCCACAACTTCGGCTGTTACAGCCAGATTTGTGAGGACTGCGCTTAAGGCTTAAATAAGGGGGTTGTCAGAGTGGCAACAGTAAATAAAAATTTTAGAGTAAAAAATGGCCTGGTAGTTGAAGGAAGTACCGCTACCGTAAACGGCTTTGATATCTTAACAAAGAAAGACGCAGATCAATCGTATATCGTAAATCTGATAGGCGGTACCGCAACCTCCGCAAATGAAGCTAATAAGGTTGTCAAGCGTGATGGTTCTGGTAATTTTTCAGCTGGCACAATCACAGCAAATTTAACAGGTAACGTAACAGGAAATGTAACTGGAAACGTAACAGGTAATGTTACTGGTAACGTAACTGGTACAGTTTCAGATATTTCTAATCACAGCACCACAGCGCTAACAGAAGGAACAAATCTTTACTATACAGCAGCTCGTGCAAAAGAAGAGGCTGCAAATCTTCTTGTTAATGCAATAAAAACAAATATTGAAATTTCTAAAGATGGATCAAATAATCTTACAATTACTGCTGAAAATGGCGTAGCAGATTCAAATACTGATCAGTTGTCAGAAGGTTCTTCAAATCTATACTTTACAAATGGAAGAGCTAGAAGTGCTATATCAGCAGGAACAGGAATCACATACAACGCCGCAACTGGTGTTGTAAGTGTAGCTGCAAATTCATTTGATGCATATGGCGCAGCCTCTGATGCATTACAGGATGCAAATGACTATACTGATTCCCAGATTGGTGATCTTATAACTTCAGATATTGGAGAGGGTTCAAATCTATATTACACAGATGCTCGTGCTCGTGGGGCAGTAAGTGCAGGTTCAGGATTATCTTACAATTCAGGAACTGGTGCATTTTCGGTAAACACAGACATAATTGCTAATAAAACTTATGTTGATACAGCAATAACAAATCTTGTTGACGGAGCCCCAGGTATTCTTGATACATTAAATGAAATTTCAGCAGCAATTAATGATGATGCAAACTTCTTTACAACTATATCAAACAACTTGGCTGGTAAATTAAATCTAACTGGTGGCACACTAACTGGAGCATTAACACTTCATGCAGATCCTTCAGTCGCTCTACATGCAGCTACTAAGCAATATGTAGATGCAGGAGATACAGCAGCACAAGCAGCCGCAGAGGCAACTGCAGCAGCAGCTCTTGCCAATGTACTAGATGGCGACACAGACTTTACAGCACTTGATGTAAATTCAGTATCTCGTCAGGTTGCGGCTACAACAGGAAATATTGCAACCGCAGCAGTTACAACTCTTCTAAGCTGGAATAAGACAAACTATAGAACAGCTAAAGTTCTTGTTAAGGCAAAACATGGTTCACATACCCATGTTTCTGAGTTAATAGTAACACTAGACACTTCAGACAATATTGCTCTTAACGAGTATGGTATTACAACAACAAATGGATCACTCATGACAATTGACGCTGATATTGATAGCGGAAATGTCAGAATTCGTGTGACTCCAACAAACAACAGTACAGAGGTAATGGCTCACGCTACTCTGCTTGTCTAACAACTAAATAAAATTGGTGGGGGACACAAAATCCCCCACCTAAAATTCGGGGGAAATTGAACTCGTGGCAACTAATAATAAAGATTTTAAAGTTAAAAATAATCTAGTAGTCCAAGGTGGACAGGTTACACTAGGCTCAGTACCCCTAGCATTTAATACAGATAATAATAAATTAAGAATTCAAGTTAATAATCAGTGGATTGATATATCAGACTCAAACGATATAGGATTTAATGATATTGGCTTGGCTATTGATTATAATGGTTCACCAATATATTCTGTTGGTGGAGATGGGGTTGTGACTGAGGCTATTAAATTTGCCGATGGCGGATCCCCAAGCAGTTCATCATTTGCTCTTACATTTGATTCGGGAGTGGTTTCCTAGTAAAATGAGCAAGTGGTATAATTCTAATATAGGGGTATAAACAACATGGCAACAGTAAGAATTCAACTCAGAAGGGGCACTTCAAACCAATGGGATTCAGCTAATCCCACTTTGGCAGCAGGTGAAATTGGTATTGAAACAGATACCAACACATTTAAATTTGGCGATGGCGTAACGGCATGGAATAGCTTAGACTATGCGCTATCAGACACAGTAGACGATTTTATTCCTTTATCACAAAAAGGTGAAGCAGGTGGCGTAGCTACTCTAGATGGTTCTGGCAAGGTGCCATATGCACAGATACCAAGCATAGACGAATTGTCACAAGATGCAGTAAACGCAGCACTTGTTGCTGGAACTGGTCTTGATAAAACATATGATGATGTAAATAACTTAATTACAATCGATATTGATTCAACAGTTGCCACATTGACTGGATCACAAACATTAACAAATAAGACTTTAACGTCTCCAGAACTTACTGGTACGCCAACTGCACCAACAGCGGCTTCTAATACAAATAACACACAGATTGCCACAACTGCTTTTGCCAAGACAGTTGCCAATACAGCACAATCAAATGCTGAATCTTATACAGATGGACAAATAACAGCGTTAATTAGTGCATCACCTTCAACTTTAAACACTTTAAATGAGTTAGCAGAAGCCCTTGGAGACGATCCTAATTTTGCTACAACAGTAACAAATTCTTTAGCGACAAAAGCAAACGCATCTGATGTTGCTAGCACCTATGCACCACTTGTTTCTCCAGTATTTAGTGGAAATGTTGGTTTGCCCCTTACAACTTCTATCGGAGACGTAAGTGCAACTGAGATTGCATACATAAACGGAGTAACTTCTTCAGTTCAAGCACAGCTAGATGATAAACTTGCATCTGCAACCGCTGCTTCAACCTATGCTCCTATTGCAAGCCCAACGCTTACTGGTACTGTTACCCTTCCAGCTTCAACAAGTATTGGTGACGTTTCCAACGTAGAGATTGCATACATAAACGGAGTAACTTCTTCGGTTCAAGCACAGCTAGATGATAAACTTGCATCTGCAACCGCTGCTTCAACCTATGCTCCTCTTGTTGCCCCAACGTTTACTGGCAACGTTACCCTTCCAGCTTCAACAAGTATTGGTGACGTTTCCAACGTAGAGATTGCATACATAAACGGAGTAACTTCTTCGGTTCAAGCACAGCTAGATGATAAACTTGCATCTGCAACCGCTGCTTCAACCTATGCTCCTCTTGTTGCCCCAACGTTTACTGGCAACGTTACCCTTCCAGCTTCAACAAGTATTGGTGACGTTTCCAACGTAGAGATTGCATACATAAACGGAGTAACTTCTGGAGTTCAAACACAGCTAGATGCAAAAGCTCCTCTTGCTTCTCCAACGTTTACTGGTACCGTAACCCTTCCAGATGGCACAGTAACTGGTGCAATGATTGTCGATGCAACAATACCAACAGGTAAAATTGCAGACACTGCAATTACTGCAGCAAAACTAGGAGCATCCGCTGTTGAAACTGATAAGATTAATGATCTAGCCGTAACAACAGGAAAAATTGCAGATAGCGCAGTAACCTCTGCAAAGATTGCAGACGGTACAATTGTAAATGCTGACATTAATGCCTCAGCGGAAATTGATTGGACTAAGTTAGCAATTTCATCAACAGTTTCTGCTACAGAACTTGGATATGTTGACGGAGTAACCTCAGCAATTCAATCACAGATTGATTCTAAGCTTGCTTCATCAACTGCAGATTCAACTTACGCACCACTTGCTTCTCCAGCACTTACTGGAGCTCCAACAGCACCTACAGCAGCAGCAGCAACCAATACAACCCAAATTGCTACAACTGCTTTCGTAAAAACTGCAGTAGACAATGTTATTGCCTCAGCCCCTGGAGCACTAGACACTCTTAACGAGTTGGCAGCAGCACTTGGCAATGATGCAAACTTCTCTACTACGCTTACAAATAACCTTGCTGCTAAAGCACCACTTGCTTCCCCAACATTTACTGGTACAGTAACGGTTTCAGAATCTGGAGTAGCGTTTACAGACGGCACACAAACAAAAGAAGGTGTTCCATCAAGAACGCCAATAAGTACAGTTACCGCTGCATATAATTTATCAACTGGCGGATTATCGCTAAGAGATACATTAGTTGAATGCAATTCTTCATCAGCATTTACTATAACAATTCCAGCAAATTCAACCACAGCCTACCCAATAGGAACATCTATTGATCTCCTACAGGTTGGCACAGGTCAAATTACAGTTGCTGGCGCAGCAGGGGTTACATTAAATGGTACACCTGGATTAAAATTGCGTTCACAATATTCTTCAGCAACATTATTTAAGCGAGCAACAGATACTTGGATAATTATGGGAGACTTAACAGCTTAACAAAATTTGATAGGAGAAAAAGATGGCAATTAATAAAAAGAGAGGTATTAAATCCTCAGCACAAGACAACTTCTTAGAGCCAAATGCAGTAACTGGCCTATCAGCAACAGACGTAGGCACAGGAAGGCCATTTAATAATGGCGCAGCCTCATTGTCGTGGTCTTTGCCAGCAGCTTCACCACCAGCTACTCTTTATACAATTACATCAAATCCTGCAACTACAACACAAACTACTGCAAACACATCCCTTACATTTCCTGGGCTTGCTTCAGGCACATCTTATACATTTACAGTAGTTGCTTCAAATAATGCTGGATCTTCTGCTGGAGCAACAAGTGGATCTGTAACAGCAACAACTGTTCCAGCAGCACCATCTCCATCAGTTGCTTCTGGTCCACATGGAGGGTCAATTCCTTCTGGAAGCGATAGAATTACTTGGTCTAATCCAGCAACTGGCGGTAAGGCAATATCTTCCTTTAGAGTTACTTCTAATTTACGTGGTCAGTTAAGTGCTAGTGCCACTTCACCTTTTGATACTGCAGATCCATCTTTGCCAGATTCATCTGCTGATGAAAGTTATACAGTTTTTGCAAGCAATGCTAACGGAGAATCTTCTGGAGGAACAACGGCAACAGTTCAAACGTTTACTCCACCACACTTCCCGCCATTTTTCCCACCACACTTCCCACCGTTCTTCCCACCATTCTTCCCACCACACTTCCCACCATTCTTCCCACCACACTTCCCACCGTTCTTCCCACCGTTCTTCCCACCATTCTTCCCACCATTCTTCCCACCACACTTCCCACCATTCTTCCCACCACACTTCCCACCGTTCTTCCCACCATTCTTCCCACCATTCTTCCCACCATTCTTCCCACCATACTTCCCACCGTTCTTCCCACCACACTTCGTAGGTGGAGGAGTCTGCGGATACGGATGTAATCATTGGTAATCTAGACATAGACATTATTAAATGATAAAATATATACAAGGAGAATATAATGAACAAATATGCACTACTGACAAAGGCTAGCCCCACTACCTGGGAAGTTTTTCAGGTAATAAGATTAGCTGATTCAGAAGAAGACACTAGCCTTGCAAATATTTTAAATTTATCTATATCAAATAATGAGACAGTTGCTGGACTAGAAATATCTAATGTCAATACTGAATTTTTAAAAAGAGGAGCTATTTGGGACGGTTCTTCTTTTAGTGGAGGAACAGAGTCAGGTTTTTCTACTCAAGAAACAAGAAATAAAAGATATGCTTTTACATATGACAATAAACTTACTTTAGTTTTAACTGCAATAGAAGGTTCTGCACAAGCCGATATGTATCAGGCGGCCTTTGCTGGAGAAGTTTCTATTAAAAAAATTGAAGATGAATCAACCATTGTTGCAGCAGGCTATATTTGGGACGGTATTAATTTTAACGCTCCAGCATAATGTCTAAATGGAAGGAATGGAAAAACTCTTTAGGAGAGGCCAGACCTTGGCACCTGTTAAGTTTAGAAAAATATGTATCTGATGAATCTGTTGCAAAAAATAGACTAAAAGTTTGTGAAGGTTGCAAGTTTTACACGATAACTAATCAGTGTTTAAAATGTGGTTGTCTCATGTCAGCAAAAGTAATGCTTTCTAATGCGGAATGTCCTATTGGAAAATGGGGAAAAGAAGAAGGAAAATAAATGGAAAAACAAGAATTATTTCCAGGACTATGGGTTTATAGAAATGTAATAAAGCCAGAATTTGAAATTATTAATAGATTAGAAAATACAATAAAAAACAGTAATGGTTTGTATAACTGGCAAGATGCAACGGTTGGTTATAGAGAAAAAATGCCAGAATATAGAGATTGTGTAGATTTTAAATTAAGATATTTTGATTATCCTGGCAAAGATAAGTATATGAAAGAATTTGATAAAATTTGGCAAGACGTTCATGATGCTCAAAAAATTGCTTTAGATGATTATTGTTCATTTTATAATATTGAAATGAAATATTGGGAGGCAATGAACTTTGTTAAATATGGGCCAGGTCAACACTTTTCTTATCACTCAGATCATGGTTGGTCATACATAGCTACTGTTTCTATGGTTGCCTATATCAATGATGATTATGAGGATGGCGGGATAAGATTTGATAAAATTGATAAAACCATTAAGCCAAAAGCTGGGGATTTATACATCTTCCCTTCTAACTATTTATTTTCTCATGCAGCATTACCAGTAAAGTCTGGATTAAAATATTCAATTGTTACAATGACAGATTATAATGATGCTACACACAATGAACAATTTTATAGACAATTTATGTCAGACAAGTCTATAAAGGATGGATATTAAAATATGCAGTTTGAGATATATAAGGCTAGCCCTTATTCTGCAGAAATAAAGCCATTAACGATAAAAAGACAATGGATGGAAGAGACTTTTGATAAGCATGCATATCACTGCTTTCCAGTAACATTATCTAATGGATTGGGTTGGGGCATATCTTTTCCAGAAGAAATAAGTTTCATTTGGGATGGAATTTCAGACTCAACAGATACTCATGTAAAAATTTTAAGTGGTCATAAATATGTTTATACTGGAAGATCAAATGCTACTATTAGTTTTAAAACAGGATTAGTATTAAGAACCAAAGAAGATTTAAGCATGATGGCCATGCCTACACCAAATTGGCCAATAGATGGAGTTTGGCCATTTACTATTTTAATAAGTACTTCCTTTTTTGCAGGAGAGTTTCCAGTGGCTTGGAGAATAACAAAAGCCAATGAAGTAATAACAATTCCAGCAAACACTCCAGTTATTTCTGTCATGCCAATTTCTTTAAAATCATTAAACAATTCAGAAGGTGTAATTAAAAAAATATCAGATCTTCCATCTAATTTTTTCCCAGATGCGGATTACGGACAAATAGTTTCAGAAATAAATAAAAAAGGCGAATGGACAAATTTTTATAGAGACGGTGTTAACTATAAGGGAAATAAAATTGGAGACCATGAAATAAAAGTTTTAAGATTAAATATAGTTGATGGTCCAGAACAGTGTGGTATAAAATAATGAATAAAATTATATTTCATTCAAATAAACATTACAATAAAGAAGATACTGTTCCTGTAACGGCAAGGAAAACCTTACCCCATTGGTGGGAAAATTCAGACACATTTGTAAAAGATCATGAAGGAAATCCAGTTGCAAATTTTAATGGTGAGGGCAAGATGCTAAGTTTTAAAGCCTGCCCTGCAGTACTTGATACTTTTCAAACTGGGTATATGTTATTGACTCCATGTGATTTAGAATTTTATGAAAAAAACGGAAGAATAAAAGTTAAAGTTCCAGTCGGTTTTGACGATTTTGTGGGAGAAAGACCGCCAATGCAAGAATTTGCAACTCCAATAGGATGCAGTAAATGGCATTTTCATTGGTATGCAAATTGGGCTCCAGAATTACCAGAAGGTTATAGTTCAATATATGTTCCACCAATAAATCATTTTGAATTGCCGTGGATTACTGTGGGTGGTATAATAGATAGCGATAAGGTTACAACATCTGGCCTTATTCCGTTCTTCTTAAAAGAAGGATTTACTGGAATAGTTCCAGCTGGCACTCCTTATTTACAAGTAATTCCATTTAAAAGAGAAGATTGGGAGTCTGAAATAGTTTTTCATACTGCAAAAGAAATTATGGCAAAAACAATGAAAACTTCTGATACATTTAGAACCAGCGAGGGCGGGGTCTATAAGAAATTATTTTGGTCAAAAAGGAAATATAAATAATGCAAAAGCAGGTTAATACAAACGATACTCACGATTACAGGTCCCTTGGTTCTATTACCCCATCTGGATTTTTTGGTAAAGGAAAAGAAAATATTGTTGAATTACCTAATTTTTTAACCGAGTATGAAAAAGAAAGACTAACTAACTTTGCCAGAACAAATCAGACTTGGGATATAACCAATTCTCATAAAAATGAAAATGGAACTGTAATATATGATGCAAATGCATGGGCCGATAGGGTGTGTACAAGACTTTCTATGGAAATATCTCACGACCCGACAATTGTAGATGTTGTTGAGGGGCTAATACAAAGATTACAGGTAGAAGTTGAAAAATTTTTTAATGTTAAAGTTCAGGCTACTGGTCCAGCAATAGTTAGATGGCCAGTTGGCGCAAGACAAGATCCTCATGCCGATAAAGAATTACACGAGGGTCCAGATGCTGGAACTCCAAATGATTTTCCTCACTATGACATAGCGTCACTATTTTATTTTAATGATGACTATGAAGGCGGAGAATTATTTTTTCCAGTGCAAGGAATAGAGTTTAAGCCAGTAGGAGGATCTGCATACTTTTTCCCAGGAGATAGATGGTATGTCCATGGAGTAAGGCCAGTAATATCTGGCGGCAGATTTACATCCCCATTTTTTTGGCAGATACTAGAACATACTGGAGAAATAAAACCATGACGCTAAAGTTTGAAGAAATATATCCAAAAATTTTTGTTTACAAGAATCCATTTAAAGATCTTAATCTTTTAAAAAAAGTTATTATTGAATCAGAACAAAATCCAGAAGGGTCTATCCTAGGAGATTGGAAAGGATGGTACACTTTTGGAAAAGAAACAAACATGTTAAATTTTGATAGAGGAACTGATAGTGAAAGAAATAAGCAAGAAAAAGAAATGTGGGATGACGTTAGAGAGGTTTTTTATTTAACAACACAACATTATTCAGAAATACATAATGTGCCAATAGAAAAAGACAAAATTGTTCATGATTCAGTTGAAGACAAACAGATGAATCTTTGGCAATTAATGGGTCCTTCTATTTGTAAGTATGAAGTAGAGGGCGGCATTGATGATAATAACGTTGATTTAGCAATGCATATGCATACAGATTATCAACAGGAATATGAAAATCACAGAGGATATAAATTTACAGTAACCTGTACCATGTATTTAAACGATAACTACGAAGGTGGAGGCCTAGAGTTTTTGGTAGGAGACAATAAATTATTTTATTATAAACCAAAAGCTGGAGATGTTTTAGTCTTTCCAGCTGGTGATCCAAACTATCTTTCAGAGCCAGGAGAATTATATAGACATGGCGTTAAAAAAGTTTATGGTAATCCAAAATATTTTATTAGAAACCACTGGCAAAGATATTACTTAGGTTCAAAAGAATGGTTAGATCAAGAGTCTATTTATGGTAAAGACGTTTGGCAACAGATGGAGTCAGAAAGAACAAAACAAGAACGAAAAGAGGGTAAATACCAAACCCTAGATTATGATTACATATATAAAAATGCGGAGAGAATAAAATGACATATAATTTAAATAATCAAACTAAAATTAAAGAAGATGTTTTAATATTTGAAGATTTTCTTACAAAAGAAGAATGCGATAAAGTTTTAAAATATTGGGAGCACTCTGCAGAAAAAGGAAGTTTATTGTGGGCGCCGATTTCTTTTTACGACTCGTTTGCATCAAATTTACCAGATGATGAGGATAAAGATAAATTTGATTTACCACCAGATTTTTTTACAACCCTTCAAGATAAAATTCAAGAAGCCACCGCTATTTGTAGAGGAAAACCCGTAAAGCTTGTAAGTTATCATTGTCAAAAGTGGGTAGAAGGCGCATACGCTGGATACCATTCCGACAATACTGCAATTGACTCAGAAGAATATAATTCTTTTGAAAGAAGTAAATGGGCAGCATTTCTTTATTTAAATGATAATTTTGAAGGCGGGGCATTAAATTTTAGAGACCATGATATTACAATACAACCTAAAACAGGAATGTTGGTAGCGTTTAATGGAGGACATCATAATATTCATGAAGTTCAAATGATAATTAGCGGAGAAAGATGGACTATAGGATCTTTTTGGGATAATGAAGAGGCAGATTATAGCGAAGAAAAAAGAGCACTGTGGGAAGAAGATATTGCTGAGCAAAGAAAAAGACAAGCTGAGGATGCAGAAAAATGGGCTGAAATGAAAGAACGTGGAGAAAGAATGCAGCCAGGTCCAGATCAAACTGCTAAAAAAGATGTAGCTTTAAAAACTGGAGGACTAAATTAAATGAAAAAAACAACAGTTTTAGAAAACGGAATGATTCGTGAAGAACTACATCCTCAAGTTTATTATTACAGAAATGCAATTCCTAATATAAAAGAGTGGCTAGATTTAGTAAATGATTCTGAAAATTATCCAGATATCTACCCAATTCTTACTCCCTGGAATAGATGGGATGTAGATGAAAATAGATCAATGGGGCACCCATACATTTATGGTTATAAAAAATTATGTCTTTTAAATAATGTTTATAATATTGACAAAGAAGTTTCTGAAGAAACAAAAGAAATGTTTGCGAAAATTAGAGATCCACTTTTTAATGCAATAAGGTTAGTGTGTGAAGATTACAAAAAAGAACAAGGCATTGAAAAAGAACTTATACTTTTAGAACAATTTGGGGTTCACAGATACCGTGCTGGAAATTATATGGGCGTTCACCATGATTCGCAAGAAGGCGATACAAGACTTTTGTATTCATTAGTTGTTTGGCCAAACGATGATTATGAAGGTGGAGAACTTTCTTTTAGCATTAGGGATGGTGTAATAACTGGAACTGAAAATGCGTTAAAAGATGACCTACTTGACCCAGAAAACGAAGGAAGATATGACTTTTACATTAAACCAGAGGCAGGAAGCATTGTAATTTTTCCTTCACCTGCTCCATTTAGTCATACTGCACATTTAGTTAAATCTGGATGGAAGTATATGCTCCCAATGTTTTGGATAGATCCAAGCGGAGAAGATGTGTTATTTAAACAGGATCCAGAATGGGAACCAACCTTTGTTTATCCAGATAAAGAGGATTTATTTAATTAATATGATATACTATTTTCGGAGGTTAAAATGATAGCAGAAAAACTTTTTGACAATGTTTATTATTATAAAAACGTAATTGAGGATCCAAAAAAATTAATTAATTTAATTGAATCTACTCAAGCAGACAACTTTTCAGACTTTATTACTAAATGGGAAGAGTGGTCAGCATGTAGTGGAGAAATGTATGTCTATGGAGAACATAAAAGAATTAAATGTTTGTCCATCGAGCAGGTATTAAAAGAATGTAAAGACGATGTTCTTGATGAGGCCAAGTATATATATAGTCAAATTTTTGACGGCATGAAGGCAGTTTGCGAAGATTACGCACAGAAGGTAAATGATGATGCTAAAATAATATTGATGACAGATACTGCGATTAAAAAGTATATGCCAGGAACCTTTATGGGGTCTCATTTTGATCAGCAAGAAGGAGATAAGAGATTAAGATATTCTTTGGTAATGTATCTAAACGACGACTATGAGGGGGGAGAACTTTCTTTTAATGTTAAAGATGGAGTTCTTACTTCTACAGACGATGCCGCAGCTGAAGATTTTAATAGTCCGCTAAATCATAATAGAATAATGTTTCACGTTAAACCAGAAGCTGGTAGCGTAATTATATTTCCATCAGTAGATCCATATAGCCATACAGCTCATTTAATAAAAAGCGGAAATAAATATATGGTTCCATCATTTTGGTTAAACAAAGGACAATTCGTAGACGGCGTTTTTGTTCCAGCCTAGAAAGATAAAATCATGGCAATGTATGTTTTTCAAGAACTTTCTCCAAAAGTTTTTTATTTTACTTATTGTCTTCAAGAAATAGGTAATTATATACAATTTATTGAAGAGACGGAATCTCAACCATCTAAAGATAATTTAATTAGTAGCTGGCAAGATAGAGAATGGGGATATGAAAAAATCTTTTCCTCAGATTTTAGTGATAAAGAAAAACCAATAGATGGAAGAGCTTTGTTTTTAATAAATAATTTAAAAGCCACTTTCCACTATTGTTTTGGACAATATAAGATATTTAATAACATTGAAGATGATGTTAACCTAGAAACAACATATTCTATTCAAAAGTTTAATGAAAATAATACTGATGATGTTTTTACATCACATGGTAGGTATACTGCAAGACTATATATTAATAATTCATTTGATGGCGGAGAGGTAACTGTATCTGGTAGGCCTGCATTTAAACCAGAGGCAGGCAGCATTATAATCTCTCCTTCTACATTTAAAATAGAACATAATCCAGCAACAAACAACTCAAGGTATATAGCAAAGGGATACTGGGTATAAAAGCTATACTGATATAATATAAAAATGTCATATTATCATAACGTATTAAAAGACCTCCCACTAGGTTTCTGGAAACTTGATGAGGTTGTTGGGTCAGTCGCATATGATAGTTCTGGATGCGGCAACAATGGAAGCTATGTTGGCAATATATTAAATACTTCAATTCCAATAGTTTCTGGAGGATCTAGTGCTACGAAAATAACTAATACAAATTATTTAGAATTTTCAATAACTAAAGATTTTAGTGGCCTGAATGGCGTAGGAGGATTTGGAACAGGTAAAACTTCTGACAATGATTTCTCTCTTGAAATATGGTTTCATCCTAAAAGTTTAACAACATTAACTCCAATATTAGCAGACTCATCTGGAATAGGAGTGTATTGGGATAATGGCAATATAGTGTTTAAATTAGAGCAAGAACAGATTGAATATTCGGTTCCAAATCCTAGTAGGTCTTTACATGTTGTAGCTATATACTCAGTTAAATCAATGTCATTATATTTAAACGGAAATTTAGTTGCTAATAAATCAATATCAAAAATAAATTTTACCAACGAATCTTTGTCTTTTAATTGTGGTCCAGCACCTATAAACAAATATTTTATTGTAGATGCTCCAGCAATTTATAGATATTCCCTGTCTCCTAATCAAATTCTAAACCATTATAATAATTTTATTTCTAACACAGAGTCAAACATTGTTTTGCCAGACTCTGGAGAAATTTTTAAAGCTTCTGAAATGTATCAGAACATAAACACAACCGTGTCTTTTCCAGCACTGTTAGATTGGCAATATCACGTAGACGATAATATATTGTACAGAGAATATACTAATAGCCTATATCTTTCCCCGTCTTCAAGTTATGGAGAATTTATAAAAGTAATTAGCTTACCACACTGGAAAAATTTTGTTTCCTCCAAATTGGAAATACTGGCTAGTGACGGAGTGTCAGTTTATATTTCTACAGATAATCAGTCTACTTGGCAAGAGTGTGAAAACGGTAAGGCTCTTCCTGGATTTAGCCAGGGTTCTGATTTTTTAAATAAAAAAGTTATAGCAATAAAAGTAACATTTGAATCTGATGATTCTGAAAAATATGTTCCAGAATTGTATTATATAAAAATACATTTTTATGATGAGAAAAAGCTTTTAGCCCATGGCGGCGGCAGTATAATTTCTGTTGAGCAACCAAATTTAGGAGACTCATGGGAAATATCTATATCCAACACAAATTCAAATATATTATTAAGAGAAAAGGATAATGGAATTACTCCTGATAATTCAGTCTTTTATATAAATACATTAAAAGACATAAATTATCTTGAGATGATATTTTGTCCAAAATCATTATCTTCTGGATATTTGTTCTACAATAAAACAGACGGGGTAGAGTCATCTTTGTATTGGGCCACCAATGGCACAATAACAAAGACAAATATCTCAAATTTGTATGTTAATGGTCAAGATATAACTTCTCAAAATAATATCTCTAACTATTTATATGTTGATGAGCCTAACTATATTCTTATAAAATCGTCATCTGAAATGACAGGCCAGATTTGGATAAACGGGAAACAGGATGGCGGGAACAGATCAGGAGTACTAGATAATAATACCTATCAAAATATAGCTATATATGATTTAGAGTCAGTAGACCACTTGAAACACTATAACCTGTATATTGGAAAAGATATTATTGAGGCTAGTGATTCTGTCATTCAGATCACAGAAGAAGCAGTCAAGACATATTCTAGAGACAGGGTTCTGTTAAATAATATATAGTTTTGTCATTTTAATTGACAAAAAGCTGGACTTGAGGCACCGAAAGTGGTAAAATGATTACCTATGGAAATTAAAAAGATCAATGCAAAGGTTAAAGAAAATGAAACCAGGCTGGGCGTGTACGTCTGGGAAATGCCAGATGGCAGGTGGATAGGCGACGATGATGGTAATTTCCTTTCAATAGCGTCAATGAAAGACAATAGAGACAGAATCAATTTGTTGGCCAAGGCAGTAAGGGGATATGGAATTACTGAAGGCAATCCAAAGTTTCTTGAGGGAAGCAGGCAGATTGATGATGAAGAGTTTGAGTATCAAAAGCAGAGACTAAGATGGGGCCTAACACCAGATCCATTAGATGTAGGTGTTTATAAAGATGAAACGGCTAAATTAAGGAAGGGTCAAAATGATTGAGTACGAAGAAGACACATTGTCAAATGATGTAGAAATATCAAATATCACAGACTGGATTAGATTTAATTCTAGTATAACTCAAAAAAACAATGATTCATTTTCCCTAGAAGGCGAAGAGCTTTTAAAATTATCTGGACTTAGTCCAGCATTAAGAAGAAAAGCAAGCAGAGATATACAAAAGAAATTTGTCGGGACCGAAGGAACTGGAACCCAGCAATTATTAACTCAGCAGGCAGTTAGCGGATATGCCCTATTTGATCTTGTAATGCCTGAATATAATTTAGATTATTTATCCACAATATATGAAATTTCCCCATATAATTATGCAGCAATTAATGCTAAGGTTTCTAATATTGTAGGCCTTGGATTTGATTTTATTGAATCTAGAAAAACTACAGATATGTTAGATGGTATTAATGATGAAAAACAATTAGAAAGAGCCCGCAGAAAATTAAATAGAATTAAACAAGATTTACATGAGTGGCTAGAAGATTGCAATGAAGAGGAAACATTTAAAGAAACACTTATTAAGTTCTACACTGACGTAGAAGCCACTGGTAATGGCTATCTAGAGGTCGGTAGAACGACTTCTGGCAAGATAGGGTACATCGGACACATCCCTTCAAAGACAATGCGTGTAAGGCGCCTTAGAGACGGTTTTGTGCAGTTGTTATACGGTAAGGCTGTATTCTTCCGTAATTTTGGAGACACCGAAACTCCTAATCCAATAGCAGGCGCAACAGATCGTCCTAATGAACTTATTCACTTGAAGAAATATACACCTAAGAATAACTATTATGGAATTCCAGATATTATTGCAGCACAAAATGCTATGGCAGGAAATGAGTTTGCTGGCAAATATAACTTAGATTATTTTGAAAACAAGGCAGTCCCTCGCTACATTATTACGGTTAAGGGAGCAAAATTATCTCCTGAATCTGAGCGTAAGTTGCTAGAATTTTTCCAAGTTGGGCTTCGTGGCAAAAACCACAGATCTCTATATATTCCATTGCCACCAGATTCTCCAGATTCTAAAACAGAATTTAAGATGGAACCAATTGAGGCGGGCGCACAAGAGTCTTCATTTAATGTTTATCGTCAAGCAAATAGAGATGAAATATTGATGGCACACAGAGTTCCAATTAATAAAATTGGAACGGCTACTGGAATATCTTTGGCAAATGCTAGGGATGCCGATAAGACATTTAAGGAGCAGGTATGCCGTCCATCGCAAGATATTCTTGAAAAGAAATTAAATAAAATTATTCAAGAAATGACTGATGCCCTAGTTCTTAAATTTAATGAATTAAGTTTAACCGATGAAGATACTCAGTCTAAAATTGATGAAAGATATTTAAGATTACAAGTAGTTACCCCTAATGAAATTAGAATTAGAAAGGGTATGGTCCCAAGAGAAGGCGGAGACGAGGTAGTAGATTTAGCTGCTAAGGCCGCCGAAATTAAAGCTGAAGCTTTAAATAGCAGAACCAGGGATCAGGAGCGTGAAGCAAATTCCCCAGATAATTCAGGGGAAGGTAGAAATGCAAAGGGTGACGGCAGACAAGTCGAGTAGTCCTACTCAACTAGTTATTTGCCTTTAGATATATAAAAGCCTATAATATACACATATGACCATTGAAAAATCCCATTGGTCTTCTAACGGAAACGTTATTAATTTATCAGTTCCGTTCACGAAGGTCAACAGAGAAAAAAGAACAGTCTCAGGTTTTGCAACATTAGACAACCTAGATCAGACTGGCGATGTGGTTACGCAGGAAGCAAGCATGAAGGCGTTTGAAAGCTTCCGTGGAAATCTAAGAGAAATGCATCAGCCAATGGCGGTAGGCAAAGTTGCATCTTTTAGGCCAGAAACATATTATGATCCAAAAGCAAAAGAATTTTATAACGGAGTATATGTTGATGCATATATCTCAAAGGGTGCACAAGATACATGGGAAAAGATTTTGGACGGAACCCTACAAGGATTTTCAATTGGCGGAAAAATTATAGACTCAGATACAGAAGTAAATAAGTCTACAGGACAAAGTGTCCGTTTTATTAAAGATTACTCACTTGTTGAATTATCAATAGTTGATTCTCCAGCAAATGAACTTTGCAACATATTGTCTATTGAAAAAGTCAATGGTCAAATGGTTTTCAAGGGCATAGTTGCAGATGTAAAAATGGAGAACATTTTTTATTGTGCAGAAAGCGATTCTGTATTTATGTCAACAGAGTCTGAGTATATTTCACCAGTTACTGGTAAGAAAACAGAACTTATTGGTTGGGTGGAATCTAATGACGCTAACAAGTCAAAAGAAATAGATAAAATTCTTGATT